TAAGCCAATGCTTGAAGCCGCAAAGCAAGAGATACCAGAAGCATATATTCAATACTTTGACTTACGTGAGGATTATCCAAACGTACGCGCTTCTGTAACATTAGCGGTATTAACTTTGCAATTTATTCCTATTGAGTACCGCCAAAGAATTATTGCTGATGCTTACAAGCGCACGGTACAAGGCGGAATTATCCTGTTTGTTGAAAAGGTATTAGGCGAAGATGCTGTATCAAACCAAACATTTATCGAAACATATTTGGCACGTAAAGGCGAAAATGGTTATACAGCCGAACAAATAAAAGCCAAGCGCGTATCTCTTGAAGGCGTGTTAGTTCCTGTTACCGCTAAGTGGAACGTAGATTTGTTAGAGCGCGCAGGATTTAGTCACGTTGATTGTTATTGGAGGCACCTGAACTTTGCCGCGTGGATAGGGATAAAAGAATGATAAATAAAGAATTGTTACTAAATCTTGCTACAGAAATACGTGAGATAGAAGTTCCACAAGATATGACTTGGGAAGAACGTGTTGGATTTATGGTTGCTAAGAACAATATTGCTAATTTCATAACGGATAAATATGCCAACCTATGAGTTTAAGTGCGAAACTTGTAACGCTAACGCGGAAAAGTATTTCAATTTCACAGACGAACATCTGTTCGATTGCCAAACTTGTAATAAGCCTATGAAAAAACTCTTTCGTGCTACCCCTGCTGTGTTTCGTGGTAGTGGTTGGGGCGGTAAATGAATCCTGATTACGTTATTCCAACTATGGCTGAAGTTGCTGAAGTGAAAAATACTAACGGTTACAAAATGATTAGTACCTTCTCTGGTTGCGGTGGCTCTTGCTTGGGATTTGAAATGGCTGGTTATGAAATCCTTTGGGCTAATGAATTTGTACCAGAAGCGCGAGCAACTTATGAACTCAATCACGATAATGTTATCCTCAATCCTCAGGATATAAGAGAGATAACTGCCGAACAACTTCTTGATGAAATCGGTATGAAGGCTGGCGAACTTGATTTGTTTGAAGGCTCACCCCCTTGTAGTTCTTTCTCTATGGCTGGAAGTAGAGAGAAGGCTTGGGGTAAAGACAAGAAGTACAGCGATACAAACCAACGCGCTGACGACTTGTTTTTTGAGTATTCACGTTTGATTAAAGGCGTACAACCAAAGGTGTTTATTGCAGAAAATGTTACAGGCTTGGTAAAAGGAAAAGCCATTGGATATTTCAAGGAGATTGTTGCTGAACTTGAATCTGCTGGTTATATTGTTAGCGCTAAGATTCTTGATGCAAGTTGGTTAGGCGTACCGCAAGCGCGACAAAGACTTATCATTATTGGAGTACGTAATGATTTAGCAGAGCGTTACGGTGTTACACCTGCGTTTCCAACGCCGTTACAAAAGCGTTTCGTGCTAAAAGACATAATAGATGTTAAGGCAGAACAGATTACGCACGACCCTGAAACAGGATTTGATATTACTCTTGACCGTTACGCAGTAGGCGCACAATGGGATAGATTGCAAACAGGAGAACAAAGCGAGAAGTATTTTCAACTTGTTAAGCCAAGTCTTGATAAGCCTGTTGGAACTATAACTGCTACAGGTGGAATTGTAGGAGCAGCCAGCGTGACGCACCCATTACAAAAGCGCAAGTTCACGCTAATTGAATTACGTGCTTTAAGTTCATTCCCTGCTGATTTTGTATTAACAGGAACGTTCCCTCAAAGATGGGAACGTATTGGGAGAAGCGTTCCACCACTTATGGCTAAAGCGATTGGCGATGCAATTCGTTACAATATTCTTGATAAGTTACGTTAGAGTGTATCCATAGGCATAACAAAGAGAGGCTGAAAATGATAATCACAAATCTAGAAGCAACGTTTGACAAAGGTAAAGGTTCTATTGCGTTCGATATTGAAGATGGCGTTGTTGAAGACTTGGGCGCTGTCTTGAACTTAATTACTTCGTTTGTCAAACATCCAAGTAATGAATTGCATGTAGAGGATAACTAATGGCTGGCAGAGCAAGACCGTCACGCATAACGCCGCAAGTGTTAGAGCGTGAAGCCAAAGTGTTAGAACTACGCCGTGGCGGATTAACGTTTGACCTAATCGCTAAGCAACTTGGTTTCTCTCACGCGTCAGGCGCACACAAGGCTTATCTGAACGCTTGTAAGAGAATCGTTCTGTCTGACGTTGTAGAGATACGTAATATTGAAACAGAGCGTTTAGATATTGCACAAGCAGCAATTTGGAATGGTGTTATTCGTGGAGACATACCTTCAATCGTAACGTTATTGAGAATTATGGAACGCAGAGCAAGATTACTTGGATTGGATTCACCTACAAGGGCGCAGATTGAGGTAACAACTTATGACACAGGAACTATTGACGCAGAAGTCCAACGACTTGTCAGCCTACTTGGCACACAGAACAGCCAGACGCGTGCTTTGGACGCACCAGTTGGCGAGAGCAGAACAGATACCTGATGATGATGGCGACTGGAATACTTTCTTACTGTTAGCGGGTCGTGGATTTGGTAAGACAAGAACAGCAGCAGAATGGATTGCTTGGCAAGCGATTAGATATCCAAAGACGCGCTGGGCTATCGCTGCACCTACGCACGCTGATGCTAGAGATACTTGCGTTGAAGGTGAATCTGGTTTATTGAATATCTTGCGCGAGTATGGCGTGCTGAAAGATTACAACCGTTCTATCTCAGAAATCTTTCTTGATAATGGTAGTCGTATGAAATTGTTCTCAGGAGAAGAGCCAGACCGCTTTCGTGGTCCACAGTTTCACGGTGGTTGGTTTGACGAATTAGCAGCCTTCAAGTATCCAGAGACTTGGGACCAATATAAGTTTGGTTTGCGTTTAGGTAGTCACCCAAGAACAATCGTTACAACTACGCCACGACCAACTAAGTTGATTAAAGGTTTAATGGCTGATTCAACTGTGAAGATAGTTCGTGGTTCAACTTTTGATAACGCTGAGAATCTTGCCCCGTCTGCGCTCGCTGACTTGAAATTGAAATACGAAAACACGCGCTTAGGTCGTCAAGAACTATACGGTGAAATTCTTGATGTTGTTGAAGGCGCACTTTGGAATCGTGAACTCATTGAAAACGCACGAGTCACGGAACATCCACCTTTGGTTAGAATTGTTATTGGAGTTGACCCTGCTGTAACTTCAGGAGAAACTTCAGACTTAACTGGAATTGTTGCAGCTGGTATATCCGCAGACGGTCAGTATTATGTTTTATCAGATAAATCGTTACGCGCTACACCTGACACTTGGGCAAGGCAAGCAGTGAATCTTTATCACGAATACAGCGCAGATAGAATCGTTGCAGAAACAAATAATGGTGGCGATATGATTATTTTGTTAATGCAGCAAGTTGACCGTAACGTATCTACAAAGAAAGTCACAGCAACTAGAGGAAAGCAATTAAGAGCAGAGCCAATATCTTCTCTGTATGAACAAGGCAGGGTTCATCACGTTGGATACTTTGCTGAACTTGAAACACAGATGTGTGAATGGACACCGCTTGATAAAGAATCACCGGACAGACTAGATGCATTAGTGTGGGCATTAACGGAATTAAACACAGGCGGTGCAAGTATGATAGCGCTTGCTGGTATGTCTATACTGTGTTCATCTTGCGGTATGCCATCGCCAAAAACGGCTAGCATTTGCCTTAAATGCGGAAACAACCTGAGAGGTTAATGTAATGGGTTTAATAGACCGACTTGCACAAAAAGTTGCAAACGAGATTACTAAAGCACCTAATTTACCAGTAGGAGCAGTAGCACTAACAGAAACACAAATGCGTAATAACATTGGGCAAACAACAACATACGGACAAACAGATGCGTTACCACGCAATCCTAATCTTGCGACAGTTCCTTTTGCTCCTGGCATGCCTATTGTTCCTGGAGCAATAAATCCTCCAAATCCAGATAGCGGCAGACCAGACCCACGCAGATATGAATATCAAGTTGCGCAGAACATTAACATTACTGAAACGCGCTTAACACCTTTCAAAACATTACGCGCTGCGGCAGACCAGATTGACATATTGCGCCGTTGTGTTGAAGTTACAAAAGCAAAGATACTTGGTTTAGATTGGGATATTACATTAGGTGAAGATGCAGCAGAAAAGATTATTAGTGAAATTGGTGGCGCTCGCGTACGCGCTATGCAAACCGCGCGAGATAACTACACCAAAGACATAGATAGAGTTCGCTCATTCTGGGAACAACCAGACAAAGCAAACGGATTATTATTTTACGATTGGTTAAACATTGCATTAGAAGAAATTCTTGTGTTAGATGCTTGGGCTATATGGCCACAAAAGAGTGTCGGTGGAGAGTTATACGGATTACAAATTCTTGATGGCTCAACAATCAAGCCACTTATTGACGACCGTGGTATGCGACCAATGCCACCCTACAGCGCGTACCAGCAAATCTTGTTTGGATTCCCACGTAGTGAATTCACAGCACCAACAGAAACAGAAGAAGCAGATGGTGAATTTACAAGTGATGAACTCGCTTATTTAATCAAGAACCGTAGAACAACAAGCGTGTATGGATATGGACCAATCGAGCGTTCATTACCACTAGCAGACATTTACCTACGCCGTCAGCAATGGATTCGTGCTGAATACACAGATGGTGTTACGCCAGAACTAATGATGAAAACAGATGCAAACTTTGGTAATAATCCAGAACTGTTACGCGCATATGAAAACATTTTCAATAACGATTTAGCAGGACAAACAGAACAACGCAAGCGTGTTCGTCTTTTGCCAGTCGGTATGGAACCAATCCAATTTGATGGTTATGGCGAAAAGTTCAAGGATACACTTGATTCATATTTGGTTAATAGCATTTGTGGTCACTTTGGAGTTTTGCCTTCTGAAATTGGATTCAATCCTAATACTGGATTAGGTGGTGCAGGTTTCCAATTAGGTCAGGCAGAGAGTAGTGAAGTACTTGGCGCAATCCCATTAGCAACTTGGATTGCAAAAATGATTTCCCAGTTGTCGTATGTATTTCTTGGTATGCCACGGGAACTTGAATTTAAGTTTATGGAAAGCGGTAGAGAAGATACAGAAAGTAATGCTCGCACAATTGACATAAACATTAAGTCTGGAACATTAACACTTAACGAAGCAAGGTCACGCGCTGGTTTGCCTTTAATTGAAGCACCAGAAGCAGATATTCCTATCTTCACAACCGCAACTGGTTCATATTTTGTAACAGAAACAGGCATGGTTTTGATTGACGGAATGCAAGCACTAACAGAAGATGGTGAATTAGAACCTGATGTTGAACTGCCTGCAATAGAAGATAAACCAAAAGAAGATGTAACAGATGCAGTTAAAGCGCAACAGGAATTGAAAAAGTTTCTGAGGTTCTTGACAAAAGCGCCAGACAGGGCTTTTCGTTTCCAAGATGTACCAGTTGTCTATGCAGATGTGTTAAATAAATTTGTTAACGCTAAAGATTACGACAGCGCACGTTGGTATGCTGAACGCTATCTAGCATAAAATGAATAGAGCGTGGAAGAAAAGACAAGGCGCTAAAGTACGTCTTGCTGCACGGCGCGCAAAACTTGTTAGAGATGCGTTGCGCGCTTCAATAGATGTTAATACGGTTGTAGATGATTTTTTTGCTATGGGATTTACTGAAACTACAACACCAGAAGAAACACGCGCTTATGCCAAAATACATATACGCCCAGACAGCAAAGAAATGTTCAATGCGTTACAAACTATTTATGTAGATAGTTACACGCTTGGGCAAGATATTGCTATGAGCGCGTTAGCAAAAGCCAAGATAAACAAAGCGCCATCAAAGACGGACTTGCAACGCGCAATGGGCATTAACTGGGATACTTGGAAACCTGGCAATCGTGCTGCTGCTAATTTGTTAAAACCACCTCGTGGATTATCTAGTTTGTTAGATAGGCGCGGTGTAACAATTCAAAGCGTAAATAGAACCACGCTTGACAGAATTGGAACTCTTTTAGCCAGAGCGTTGGCAAAAGGTCAAACACCAGCAAGCGTGCGTGCAGAATTAGAAGACTTGCTTGGCGATAGCGAGCGCGCTTTGACCATTGCGCAAACTGAAATGAGTAGTGCAGTATCGGTTGCTTCAAGAGAGTTATATCAAGAAAGTGGTGCGGAACTGGTAGAGTGGATAGTTGCAGACCCTTGCGATTTATGTCAAGAAAATGCAGATGTATCACCTATCGGTATTGGTGATGTATTCCCAAGCGGAGATACCGAACCGCCAGCACACCCAAACTGTGTTTGTGATATTGCGCCATATGTGGTGGATACGCGAGACATAGGACAAGATGCATTAGACTATATTTTGAATGGAGAATAACAAATGGCATTTGAACATATAAACGCAAGCACACTTACAACAACATCAATTTTGCATCAAGTAGATAAGAACGCCAGACCGCAGACCCCAATTAGCATTTACAACGGGCATAGTGCATCAATCTTTATTGGCGATAGCACAATTACCACATCAGGCGCAACTATTGGTCGTACATTAGCAACAGGTACTTCACAAATATTTTATGCAAGTGCTGGTGATATTATTTATGCAATCTCAGCAGCAGCCTCAGCAGCAGGCGCAATCGTTTTGACTTATTCAGCATAAAATGGCAGATGGGTTTGTACCGCCTAAAGGCGCACAAGAAAACGCAAAGCGTGGTCTGGAATTACGCAGAGAATTTAATCGTGGCGGCACTATGGTTGGAGTTGCTCGCGCTAGAGATATATCGAATGGTGCATCTTTACCGTTAGAAACTGTCAATCGTATGGTAAGTTACTTTGCACGACACGAAGTAGACAAAAAAGGAAAGGACTGGGGCAACGCCTCAAATCCTTCTCGCGGTTATATTGCGTGGCTTCTGTGGGGTGGCGACGCAGGTAAGACTTGGGCTGACAGTATTTCACAGAGAGCAAAGAAAAAGGATAAATCAATGACAACAGACTTAGCACATTCATATGCGCAAATTATTAAGCAAGAAAAGCAAGATGATGGAACGCTATTAGTGTATGGCAAAGCAACTGATGACGCATTAGATATTGACCAACAAATCTGTGATGCAGGTTGGTTAGATAGAGCAATGCCAGAATGGTTCAAAACTGGCGGTAACATTAGAGAACAACATAGCAATATTGCCGCAGGTGTTGCAAAAGAATTAGATAGCAAAGCAGATGGACATTACATCTCTGCATTAGTTGTTGACCCAGTTAGCGTTAAGAAGGTTGAAACTGGTGTGCTAAAAGGTTTTTCAATCGGTATTCGCGCACCTCGTATTGTTAGAGATACAAAAGCAGCAAACGGTCGCATCATTGATGGACAGATTGTAGAAATTTCATTAGTAGATAGACCAGCAAATCCAAATGCAAAACTAACATTAGCAAAGTCAGTAGATGGCGAAAAAGAATTAGTTCAAGTTGAAGAATTAACTGAACTTTTAGACGAAACTCAAACCGTAAAAGGAGAAATGATGGAACACGAAGAAGATAAAGCGGTTTCTGAGAAGCCGTCAAAAGAAGATATGCTAAAAATGTATGAAGAAGCAAAATCTGCATACATGGACGCCAAAGAAGCACTTGCAGAATGTAAGTCAATGTGCAAAGAGGCTGGCATGGAAATTGAAGAAGATGAAGAAGAAGTAGAAGAAAAAGAATTAAAGCCTGTCGGCGAAAGTGCAGAAGAAGAAACCGCAGAAGGTTCAAAGCCAGAAGCCGCAGAAGAAGAAGTTGAAGAAGCAGAAGGCAAGAAGCCTTTGGACAAAGCAGAAAAGTGCTTAGAGTGCGGTTGTGACCAACCAAGCAACGCACACGGTCGCACAGATGTATCAACTGCAACTATGGTTTCACCAACTGAAACTCCTAAGTCACTAGACACAATTATTCCACGCATTGATGTAGATGGAAATGATGTTGCCGACAATGGCACAGATGAAGATTCCTCAGATGATGAGGATTTGTCTAACAAGACAATTACTGCAATCATTGAGAAAGCCGTAAAGAGTGCAAAAGATGCTATAACTACAGAGGTTGTTTCCTATCAAGAGGAAATTAACAAGTTAAATGCAGAATTAGCAACGGCAAAAACTAAAGCAGTAGCAGGTGGACCAAAGCGTTCAGTTATCAAGCCAGCAGTAATTGCCGAACTCGGTGACTTACTACAAAAGGCTGCTGAATATCGCGCAAAGTCTGCCGTAACCGAAGATAAAGATTTAGCACGCGGTTACAAAGAACTGGCATCAGATTTTGAAGCCAAAGCATTAGCAGTACAAGCCAACAAATAATTCATACTCTTTACGAAAGGAAACAAATGGCTCTCGCACCAGTTAAAGCAACTGAGTTGTTCGGCGATGCAGTATCTCCAAAAGATGCAGCAGTACGCATGGACGAATACACAGATGCTTTCAATAAGTCTGTTGGACAATCTATTTCAGACCCATCAGCAATCATGGCAATCAAGTCAGGTACATCAACATTTGCATCAGCATCTGGAGACCCAGTATCAACTCTTGAAGCCCTAGCAACAAACAAGTCTCTTTCACCAGATGCAGTAGGCGCGCTAAATAACGCACTTGCTTCACAACGCCTTGCAATGCAGGACATTCAGAAAGACATCACACTTACAAGCCCACTTAGCACATCTTTCGCGGCATTTGACCTCGAAGCACCTTCTAAGTTGCTTACACCACGCCCAACACCATTGCGTAACAAAATTGCACGCAAGAAGGGTGTCGGTACATCTCACCGTGTAAAGCGCATCAATGGTTACACAGGTACAGGTACAGGCGGAGTTGGTAACACATGGCCGGGAATTACTGAAAGCACAACAACTGCTTTCGGTTCAATCAACTACGAGCGTGGTCCAAAGATTTCATACGCAGCAGATGATTTAGTACTGCCTTACAACTCATACTCACTATCTGATTCAGTATCATTTGATGCCAACTTCTCAGGTATGGGATATCAGGACTTGCGCCAACTATCTTCAACTTCAACACTTTACGCAACAATGTTGATGGAAGAAAGAATGATGCTTATGGCACGCGGAACTGCATCAGGATATTCTGGCGCACTTTCAGCACCTTCATTTACACTTGCTTCACCAGTAGCATCTGGTCAGACTGCACTAGCAGCAAACACTTACTATGTAAATGTTACTGCTGATGCTGGTATTTCTGGTTCAGGTTTTGGTGAGTCAATTCTTGGCACAGAAGCAAGCACCGCAGTTGCATCAGGTGATGTTCTCACTATTGCAGTTTCAACTGCCGTATCTGGCGCACTTGGTTACAACATCTATGTTGGAACTGCAACAGGCGCAGCAAACCTCAAGTATCAGGGAACACTCCGTGGTACTGGTACATTTACAATTCAAGGTACTACTGCTACTGGTTTAACTGGTAACAATGCAGCATTTACAACATCAGGAGCCGCTGCATCTCGCGCATCAGCAGACACATCTGCTTATTCAACAGGTTATGACGGAATTCTGCCTACTGTTCTTGGTTCATCAAGTGGTTTCAATAACGCAGTCAATTCAACTTTCTCTACATCAAACCCAGGAAATGAATACCAAACAGTATTCTCTGGTCTATATGATGCAGTTAAGGCTGACCCAGATGAGATTTTCCTCAATGGCGCAGACCGCAAGCAACTATCAGATGCAATTAAAAATGGTTCAACTGCTAACTACCGTATCAATCTCTCACAAAATGAAGTAGGAGATTATGTAGGCGGTGCAGTTATCGGTGCTCTTAATAACGAGATTACTGGCAAGATGGTTCCACTAACTGTTCACCCATGGCTTCCACAGGGTGTATCACCAGTGCTTTCATACACACTTCCAATTCCAGACACAGAGGTAACAGATGTTTGGGCTAACTTCATGGTTCAGGATTACATGGGCATTCAATGGCCAGTAACTCAGTTCGCATATGAGTTCAGCACATACTTCCGTGGTAACTTCTTCTGCACTGCTCCAGCATGGAACGGCGCAGTATCAGGAATTGTCAAGGCTTAGTAAGCAATAAATAGATGCCGTGCAGGAAGGCGCACGGTGTCTATTTACTAAAAGAAGGAAACAAATGACAAAATTGGTTGGTCCAAAAGGATTAAGAGGCGTTGATATAACCACATCTCGCGGTGTGCGTAAATATAATCAAAACAAAAAAGGCATGGTTGAAGTTTCAAACGCAAAAGATGCAAAGGCATTAAAGTCAGAAGGTTTTTTTGAAGCAAGTTTGATGGGTACGACTAACAATATGTCGCTTGGTTATACTTGCAATGAATGTGGTTTTGGTAGTTGGTTCAAAAAGTGTGGTCGTTGCGGACACGAAAGTAACACACCGTCAAGAGATGGAGAATAGCAAATGGCAGTAGGTATTACACCCGACACTACGGACGAAAGTGCCTATCTAACCGTTGCTGAATACAAAAATGCACCAACATCTATTGACTATGACAATCTTGTTGTAGGCGGTAACTCTGGCGCGCAAGATGCAGAATTAGCAAATGTTATTATGCGTGCTTCTTCTTATATGGACCAACATTTTAATCAAAATCTAACGGCGCAAACATATACAGAAACACAACGCACACGCATGACAAGTGAAGGTTATATTGCGTTACACCCAAACAATGCACCAGTTATTCAGTTATCAGATTTTCAATATGGCGGAAGCCCACTTAATTTAATTACTTTGCAAGATTGTTCACAAACTTGGTTTGAGAACCAGCAAATAATTATTCCGTTATCACAATTATCAACTTCATATTCAAGTCAAGGACCACTTGCATTTGGCGGTGGTTTTCCACGCCAGCAACTCTTTATGAAATACACTTATGTTGCTGGTTATGTAAACACAAGAATTGTTACTGCGACTGCAACTCAATCCACGCTTACTGTTAAATCAGGCGCAGGTATTATTGCTGGTCAAATTTTGCATATCTATGATGGCGCAACAAGTGAAGATGTAACAGTTGCATCTACTTACACAAATGGCTCAACCACAGTACCGCTTACAACTGCGCTAGTTTCTACACACGCCGCAGGAGTTGCCATTGGTAATTTACCAACCACAATTAAGCAGGCTTGTATTCTTATCACAACTGCATTTATTAAAATGCGTGGCGATAACTCTATGACTATGCAGGTCACTACAAGCCCTACTTCAAATGTTGATGGCGCACAACGCTTTGGTGGAGATATTGCTTCTGCGTTGGAAATGATTAAACTTTACCGCAGGGTCAGATAATGGCAGGGCGCACAGGAGTTCGTGCCACGCTGGCAACATTTTTAAGCACACCACAGATAGTTACATTAAATCAAGTATTCACTTCATTCCCCAAGCGCATAAATTTTCAAGTCAATTCAGTTGCAGGTCAATTATCGCGTTGTGCAGTAGTGGTATTTATTCAGTCAGAAAATGAAACACGCTTGGCAATCGGTGGTGCTACTAACGGTTGGAAGCGTGTAGATTACTCAATAGTTCTACAAATCTTTCATCACTCTTTGCACAGAAACGCAGAAGATGCAATGACAGACTTTGATACACTTATTGATAACATTAAGACAAGATTGCGTTCAGACCACCGATTCGGTGACTCAACAGGAACATTGGTTTGGCAAGGTGCTGAACCTATTATCAATGCTACTTATGGCGAACCAGCAACGGTCGCTGAAGGAGCAACGGAAACATACGCTGAACTACAGTTTGATGTTACCGAGATGATACAAGCATAAGGAGAACATATGGCAAAGTATAAATACACGGGAACAGACGAGCGTGTGTTCCCTTCGCTTGGGATTGTTGTGGCGCCAAATGCAGAATTTGATGCGCCAGATGATTTCAATGCGCCCGAAGTTATTAGTGTTAGTGCTAAGATTTCAACCAAACCAACCTTCACAACACCGCAGGAGAGTGAGTAAATGGCAGTCCAAAATTCCGTCCGTTCCTACATAGGAATTGCAAAAGAAGCAACAAAAGGTACTGCGGTTGCACCGACAGATTACCTTCTCGTCAATAAAGATACTGTAAAGCCAGTAGATGTAATTGACCCATTATTTGACCAAGGACTTCGCGGTTCAATGGCTGAGAATTACAATTACATTCCGGGCAGAACACGCTCTACATTTGATTTAGGTGGTGCGGTATTCGCTGATGGTATTGGTTATGCACTAACAGGTATTATGGGTGCTTGCGCTACAACTGGCGCATCTGCTCCATTTACACACACAATCTCACTAAAGAATAGCCTTGCAGCATCTACTGATGTTCAGCCACTTTCATACACACTTACAGATTTTTATGCTGCTGGTGTGCGTACATATGCTGCACAACAGTTCCATGATGTAACACTAAAGTTTAGTGCAGATGGAATGTTAGAATACGATGCAAAATCAACAGGTAATTTATCTGCTACAACAACTGCACCTACACCAACATTTAGCACAGTTTTGCCAACACCAGTTTGGCAGGGAACTGTATCTATCGGTGGAACTCCAATCACAAATGGTATGACTGGTTCAATCGCGTTAAAGCGAGCAGTTACACCTATCTATGGCATCTCACAAACACAAGACCCATTTAGCATTTTTGTTGGCGCGCTTGATGTAACAGGTGACATTGAATTCATCATGGAAGCGGATACAGAATTAACACGCTACCTAACAAACACACAACCAGCCATTGTTCTTAACTGGGCTTATGGTGCGGCTGCTGCTGCGGTACAAATTCAATGCACACTTACAAAGGGTGCTTATACTGCCGCTGCTTATGACCGTGGAGATGATTTTGTTAAAATCAAAGTTAATATCAACGCAATAGCAAACTCTACAGATGCAGGTGCATCTGGCGGTTTCTCTCCGATTAAGTGGGTGCTACAAAATGCAAAGGCTTCTGGTACTTATATCTAAGTAACAGAATAAATGTGCTAGGGGGTTGGTCGAGCAGTCGCCTTCCCTGTTCCCACCCCCTAGCACCTATTTGTTGTAAAATTGGAAGGCACTTACCGATTGGAAGGAAACAAAATGTCAAAAAAGAAAATCACACTACCTAGTGGTGCAACAGTTACATTACGCGACCCAAAAGAATTGCGCGTAAAAGACCGCAAGAAAGTTTATGCAAACGCAGGTAAAGCAGATGAAGGTATTATGCAAGCACTTTCATTAACAGATGGACTAATTGCAATACTTGTTGAAGATTGGTCTTTTGATTATATTATTCCGTCAATTAAAATTGACTCATTAGATGAACTTGAAATGGCTGACTACGACTTTCTTGTTGAAGAAACAAAAGAAGCGCAGAAAGTGTTATTTCCTGCATTAAACAAAACAGAAGAAAATGAAAAGGATGCCGAAAGCCCTTTAGACAACTCCAACGTTTAAGGTGGCTGCTTGAAGGTGGTGAACGACATGAAGCCTTTACATATCCAGATGAACAATGGTTTTACTTCATTTGTGCAAAGGACTTTGGTTGGACACCACAACAAGTAGATGAACAACCTGCCGCGTTGGTAGATTGGATACTTGCAATTTCTTCATTAATGAAACAGGTTGAGAGTGATAGTTACAAATCTTAATCAAGTCCGTAAAGCGTTAGAAAAGGCTGGCTCTGGACTTGACCAAGGCGCGCAAAGAGCGCGAGATGAAATGATGCTCACTTTAATTCAGTTATCAAAAGAAGAAATTGTTGGCAAGCGTCCTTATACAAAAGGACCATTTGGTGGTCGAATTTATGAAAAGGCAACATCTGGGCAACCACCTATGAACCGAACAGGAAATCTGCGACGTTCCATACGCGGTCAGAAGTTTCGCAAAGGTTTTGCAAGTTATTCTGCTATTGTTGGTCCAACAATTATTTATGGACGCGCCGTTGAATTAGGCGGTTCGTTCGCGCCTGACTCATGGAAAGGAACTTCTGCTATGGCTGGTTTTCCTTACATGAAGCCAGCATTTATGAAGTTTCGTACAGTTGCTCCTGCCATTATTGCTAAACATATTGGCAAGGTGGTCAGATAATGTCATTTTTGCCACCAGCAGTTTTTGAGATTAAAGCAGTTGCAGATAAGGCTATTGCAGAATTTAAGCAAGTTAATGACGAACTAGGTAAATTAGAAGACCAGTCACTAAAGGCTGGTGGCGCTATTGGCGGTATTGATAAAGCAAGTCGTGTTGCTACTGCTGGTTTGTTGGCTATGGGCGCGGCGTTTGCTGGTTTTGCTGCGCTTGGCGTAAAAGAGGCAATGGGCGCCGAAGTCATTATGACAAGATTAAATACAACATTGAAAAATCAAGGATTAAATACTGCCAAGACAAGAGAAGAAATTGATGCGCTTGCCAGCAGTTTTGTTCAACTTGGATTTGATGATGAAGAAGCCGCAGCAAGTATGGAACTTTTAATAAGAACAACAGGCGATTTAACTCAGTCAAAAACTTTATTATCAATGTCAGCAGATTTAGCGCGTGCTAAAACTGTAAGTTTGTCAGAAGCATCATCAATGCTTGCAAAAGCAAGTATGGGTAATGCTAAAGTATTTACACAAATGGGTATTACTTTAGACTCAACTTTACCTAAATCCCAAGCAGTTGCAAAAGCAATGGGTGAATTAAAGGAAAAATTAAGCGGTCAAGCAGAAAAAGCAGCGCAAACATTTACGGTTCAATTACAAATTCTTAAAGAAGAATTTAATAATGCTGCACAAGCAATCGGTACGCAACTAATACCTTACTTAAAGCGAGGTATGGATATATTAAGCAATGTAGCCGCTTTTGTTAAAAAGAATTCAACCGCGTTTCAAATCTTTGGCGGTATTATTTTAACTGTTACAGTTGCGTTAGCATCTTACGCATTAACTCTAAAAGTAATAACTGCGGCTACAAAGGCATACGCATTTATTCAAGGCGTTGCTAAAACTGCAACCGCGTATCTTACAGGACAACAAGCGGCTCTTAATGGCGTTATGGCAGTTAATCCAATTGGTCTTGTTGTTATGGCGGTTGTGGCGCTTATCGGTGTGCTTGTAATTGTGTGGAATAAATCTGATACTTTCCGCAAGGGTGTAATCGCAATGGCAAAAGCAGCACTAAATGCATTTGCTTCAATTATTCCTATGGTCGGTCAAGTTGGGGAAGCAATCTTAAAATTTACTCTTAGACCGTTAGAAACATTATTAAAAGCATTGTCTCATGTGCCCGGTGTTGGTAAGTATGCCAAAGCAGGTTTAGATATTTTGAATAAAGGACTTGATGGCGTTAGCGATTTTGCTGATAAGGCAGCCATTAAAGCAAAAAATCTTGCTGCTGGTTTAGATAAATTTAACAAACCAATTAAAATTAAATTTATGGATAGCGAACTTCCTGACTTTGGAAATGGAACTCCAACACCTAAGGGTGGCGGTGGCGGTACGCCTTTTGCTGGTCAAGAAAAAGCAGTCCAAGACTTAAAAGACTTACAAGAAAAGTTAGCAGAAATTCAAGCAAATTTTGATGAGAGTATTTCAGAAGCACATCAAAAAGAAATTGATGCTCGCTTTGCTGCTCAAAAGCGTTTTAACGACACAATGCGAGACTTAAATAAAGATTACGCTGACAAGCAAGCAGAAATTGAAGAAGACCATACAAAGCGTCTTGCAGAAATTGATAAAGATTATTACCGCGAAGTTTTAGATATTAAGTCCGACTTTGCTGAAAAAATGAAACAAATCAATTCAGACAATGCCAAGGCTGTTGAAAGCATTAACGCAAACCATTTCCAAAAGATTGCAGAAATACAAAAATCATACGGTGAAAAGTTACAAAGCATTGTTGATAAATCAATTGCACGTTTAACTGATGCGTTTGCTAGTGCAACACAAACAGATGTTGGCAAGATGTTTAGCGACTTAGAAGCAGCAGGAGACTCATCTGGCGAAGCGTTAGTTGCAAAAATGAAGGAACGCTTAATGTCAATTAAGAAATTGGCAGAAAATGCTTCCGCGTTGGCTGGTGCAGGTTTCTCTCAAACATTTATTGAACAAGTTGCTGCAATGGGACCAGATGCAGGTAATAAATTGGCTGAGTCTTTGCTTAAAGGTTCGCCAGAAACTGCAAAAGAAATGCAAGATTTGTTTGGTCAGTTAGAAGATGTTTCTAACGAAGGTGTAACCGACCTTGCTAAGTCAATGAATAGCGGTGGCAAATTAGCCACTAAAGCACTTATGCAAGAATACAAAAATACTCAAAAAGAATTAGCAAATGCTCTTGCCGAACAAAACAGACTTTATCAATCTGCACTTGCAGAGCAAGCAATAAAACTACAAGAAGCGTTAATTAAAGCAAATGAAGAATTAACAAAAGCGCTTGCTGCTGCAAAATTAAAATTAGAAGAACAACTGGCTAAGGAGTCTGAGACTTACAATGAAAAATTGGGAGATGCTGAAAAAGCATATAATGACGCTATTACTAAAGCAGCAGAAATGCGAGATGAAGCATTTAAGAACGCACAAGAGGATTTAGTAAAAGACATTGCCGCATCTGAAAAAACAATGCTTGATGCACTTACAAAATTAAGAAAAGCATTTGAAGATAAATTAGCACCTGTTAAAGCAGTTGTTACTGGAATTGGTAGCGAGATTGCAGGACTTGGCGGTCAAATTGAAGCGTTAATTGCGCGACTAGCAGGTGCTCGTCAGCAATATGTTGATGCCCAAGCGCAACAAAATGCTAATGTGCCTAGCGGTTCACCAAGCAATTCAACCAGCCCAAACAATTCAAGAAATCCAAGCGGTAGCAATATAAACTTAACTGTTACTGCAAACTCAAACGCAACACCTGATTTAATAGCAAATACTACCTTAAATGCACTACGCTTTGGATTGCCGTTGGTGGTATAACAAATGACTGTAACTACACTTAATAATTATTCTTTTGCCTTTAATGATTTTGTGTTTGGTGGCGCAAATTCTCCGTACCAAATTACATCTGTTGATGGTTTAGAAATGTTACCATCATTACGCGTTCAAGACTCAGACCGTGGTTATCTTGACGGAATGTTCTCAGGTAGAGATTTTCTTTCAGGTCGCTACATAACAATACAAATGTTAATTTTAGGTGACGGCACAAATAGCGCACAAACAAATTACAATTTACTTCAATCTGCTTTATTGCCTCAGCAATCAGGAACTACACCGTTACAGTTTCAATTATCACCAGCAGGAACTTTACAAAGAGTAAATGCGCGTGTTCGTGGTAGCAGAACAGTAATTGACCCCGAATATACTTATGGTTTTATCAAAGCACAGTATGAATTCTTTGCGCCTGATGCAAACTATTATGACGATACATTACAGTCAGTAACCATGACCTCAACGGTTGCTTTAGGTCGCACATATAATCGTGTTTATGATTTAGTATTTGGTGGCGGTTCTCAAACAGGCACGGGAACTATAACAAATAACGGTTGGGCTACTACATACCCAACAATTACAGTTAATGGACCAGTAACAAATCTTGTTTTGGGCAATTTAACAACAAATGATTATTTGTACTTTTCAACCACAATGGGGGCGGCTGATGTTTTGGTAGTTGATTTATACGCCAGAACAGTTACACTAAACGGAAATCCTGCTCGTAATTTGCTTAAAGGCGGTTCTGCTTGGTTTGATGCTCCTGCTGGAACATCATCATTTTACTTTACAGGACAAGCGGTAGTGTCAGGCACTACAATGGCAACAGTCACTTGGCGTAACGCTTACATCTAAGGAGAAGAAATGACTTTAAGAACACCACCGAGTTGGCAACAACAATCTTCTCACCCTGCTGAAAATGACCGATTAACAACACAGGCTTCATGGTCGGCATCAGGTGTGGCGCGAACAAATGACCTTAAAGTTACACAAAGTGGAACACCGGGAATGAGTGTTGTAGTTGCGGCTGGTTGGGGAATTATTCTTGGTGATTATCAAATCAACATGGGAACTTATGTTGCTTACAATGATGCTGATTACACAGTAGCAATTACTGGCGCAAACCCTACCAACCCACGCATTGACCGCATTGTTATGACCATTAATGATGCTTACTATTCAGGTTCAACAAACGATGTAACAATAGGCGTTGTTACTGGAACTGCTGCTGCTTCACCTGTTGCGCCAGCAACTCCAACAAATAGCATTTCTTTGGCGACTATTGCAGTTGCGGCAGCGACAACTACTATCGTTAATGCAAACATTACAGACACCCGCATTAGAGCAGACCGCGATGAAATGGTGCTTTCAACTAGCGCGACTACAGGCGTGCCTTTGATTATCCAAAATGTTGCGGCGCAGACAGCCAACACCTTAGAAATCAAAAACTCATCAGGTACAGTTGTGGGCTGGATAGACTCATCAGGCAATCCACAAGGTACACTTGCAGTCACCGCAGGATTTAACCCGTTCTTATTGATAGGAGCATAACAAGTGGCAACAACATACAAGGTACAGGCTCAGTTTCCTGCTGTAACGGCAGTAACTAGCACCAAGTACATTTCAAATAAGGCGCTTACTTCTAACCTTGCCACGCTTACAACAAACGCGGTTCATGGTATCTCTCAGGTAGGAACAATCGTAATTGTGCAAGGCGTAGATAGCACATTAGACGGCACATACACTATTCATTCAATCCCAACTACAACAACATTTACATTTGTTAAAACTACTGCAAACATTGTTTCAGTAGCAGTATCGCCTGTTGGAACTGCAACATTCTTACCAGTCACATCAGGATTTACCGTTAGCAATAAAGTTATTCAAAATACTGTTTGTACACTTACTTCATCATCTGCTCACGGATTAAGCGTTGGTGATTACATAGCGGTGACTATTGGCGATACAAATGTTGATACTCAGCAAGCGCAGGTAATTGGCATTCCTTCTTCAACATTGTTCTCATTTGTTTCAGCAACTACAACGCTTGCAAGTGCGGCAGTTACTCAAGGCTCGTGGTGTAAAACAACATTCCAATCTTCATACACCGTACCTGCTTCAACGCAAGGTGTATCTTCAACTGTTTATATTACAAACACTTCAAAAAGCACTCAGTATTACAGACTGTCAGCGCAAAAAGGCGGAGCAGCGTTAGCAAATCAATTTATTGCGTTTGACGCATCTATTGAAGCAAACGCTACTGTTGCGCTAACAACTGGACTTGCGCTTAACGCGGCAGAGATAGTCACCATGCAAGCCTCATCAAATCAAGTTATCTTCACTATTGACGGAAGCGAGAATACCTAATGTCAGTTAGCGTTATCGGTGGCGGTGCATCATCTAACGATGTTGCGCCTGCTGGACTTGTATTACGACAGACAATCACAGCGACAGGAGCAGTTACTATCCCTACTGGTATTTCTTGGGTGTGGGCGGTAGTAATTGGTGGCGGTGGCGCTGGTGGTGGAAATCCCCTTGTAAGTACTGGCGGTGGCGGTGGAGGTGGTGGCAATGTAATTTCAACTTGGTTGCCTGTTGGCAGTGCTTTATCAACTTGCATTATTGGTGCTGGTGGGAGCGCAGCAGGCGGTCAACTTGGTGGAAATGGCGGTACAACAACATTTGGTCCAATTTTTGTAGGTGGCGGTGCTGGTGGTGGTTACTCTAATCAGACTGGAGTTACTGCTCCTGCAAACGGTGGTGGCGGTGGCGGTGGCGCTTCTGGCACTAATGGTAGTGCTGGAGCCACACCAGTTATTTCTGTTACTTATACAGGTACAGCAGGCGCGGCAGGAGTAGGAAGCAATGTAACCGCTACTGCTGGTGGTAACGGGTACACAGGCGGTGGTGGCGGTGGTGGAAATAGCGTTGTTGGTGCTGCTGGTGGTAACGGAATTGCTGGCGGTGGCGGTGGTGGTTCTTTTGGTTCACAAGGAGAAAATGGCGGTTCAGGTTTTACTGGTGGTGGCGGTGGCGGTGGAAGCGCTACTACTGCTCGCGGTTTTGGCGGTAAAGGAGTTTTTGCAGGTGGAGCAAAAGCAACATCAGTCGCAGGCGGAACTGGTGGCGGTGGTTATTTAGGTGCTGGTGCTGTTGCAACTGCTGCTGGCGGAAATGGCGGTAATGGTGGCGGTGGCGGTGGCGGTGCTGGTGCTGGTGGCACCGAATTAGGCGGCACAGGTGGTGCTGGCGCAATTCTGATTTATTACTAGGAGCCAAGATATGAAAACTTTTGCAGTATTAGATGCTAACAATGTTGTTACAAATGTCATTGTTTGCGACTCAGCCGAAACGGCAGACTTAGTGACGCATGAAATTTGCATTGAATACACAGATGAAAACCCTGCTGCTATTGGTTGGACTTACGACTCAGTAACAGGCAAATTTATTCCACCTGCACCTGTTAAGTAATCGGATTGCCTTATGGCTACATACCGATACCTGTTTGCTGATTTACTCACAAACACCATACTAGGCGAATTGCCTTTAACTGGCGTTAATTTTACTCAGCAATTAAATTCATCAGGTACATTTTCAGGTAACTTGCTTCTATCAGGTGTAGATGCAAACACTTACAATGTTGCTGACTCAACTATTCCTGCGCGTACTGCGGTGTATGTAGATAGAGACGGCACACTTATCTGGGGTGGTGTTTTGTGGGGCAGAGAATACAACTCAAAATCTCAAAGAATTTCTTTTCAGGCAAGAGAATTTGAAAGTTATTTTGAACGGCGCAGAATTACAACCACAACGGTATTTAATGCAACAGACCAATTAACTGCCGTACAAACTTTAATTACAAATGCACAAGCGGCATCAAGCGGAAACATTGGTGTGCAATTAGGGGGAGAAACATCAAGCGTAACTGTTACAAGAACATTCTATGGTTACGAACGCAAAACTGTTTATAGCGCAATTCAAGATTTATCTAAAGCGTTAAATGGATTTGATTTTAACATTTTTGTTTATTATGACTCCAACGGTAATCCCGCAAAATTATTAAAATTAGGTTATCCGCGTTCAGGACAAGTTTATTCAACAACATCACTAACAATTCCTGTATTCCAACTTCCGGGCAATGTTGTTGAATACTCATATCCCGAAGATGGCGCGATTGCTGCTAATACTGTTTATGCGTTAGGCGCAGGAAGCAACGAAGGCAAACTTATTTCAACTGCGGTTGATGGCGCAAAACTTACAGATGGTTGGCCGTTGCTTGAAGAAGCACCAAGTTACTCAGATATTTCAAATGCAACCTTATTAGCGCAATTAGCGCAAGGACAGGTTGCGGTTGTTTCTTATCCGCCAACAACAGTCAAGTTAAGTATTACGGCAACACAAGACCCAATTCTTGGTTCTTTTGCAGTCGGTGATGATGCTCGTTTGTTAATCAATGATGATAGATTTCCAAATGGTTTAGATGTTGTTTATCGCGTTATTGCATTAAATGTAACCGCAGGAGAAAACAATTCACCTGAACTTGTAACTGTTACACTAAGTTATTCGGTAAGTTAAGGAGCAGAAATGGCATACATAAACTATCCACCTGCTCTTAAAGACATTATTGATGACTTGCAAAACAGGTTAAGAAAGTTGGAAACTGGTACAAGATTTACCTTTCCTAATGTAACATCAGACCCTAGTAATCCGCGCATCGGTGACGCTTGGTTAAATACAACCAGCAACCAAGCAAAGATTGTTGATGCAAGCGGAACTGTACGAATACTGACTTGGACATAAAATGAGTGTAAATGAATGGGTGGGTTTTGCCGTAGGTGTATCAACACTAATTGGTGCAGTAGCAATCGGTGTTCGGCATCTTGTTAAATACTATCTTGCAGAATTGAAACCTAATGGCGGTTCAAGTTTGCGTGACGAGCAAAATAGGCAAGGTGAAACAATTAAGCGATTAGAAAGCCGAGTTGATGAAATCTATACTTTGCTTGTTAATCGCATTTAGTTTAACTGGTTGTGGTTATCAAGGTTACACAAGATATCCTTGCCAAGAGTTTGAAAATTGGACAAAAGCAGAATGTAATCCGCCGCAATGTGAAGCGGTAGGTCAATGTACAAAGGATTTATTACCAAATGTGGAGACGCAAAATGGCTAGACATAAATTTACGCCAGAAGAATTACACGCACGTTTAATTGTAACAATAGGCATTTTGTTGGCAGTTGTTTTTGCCGGTTCAGTCTTTGCCATGCTTTACGCGCTGGTATTTGTAACACAACCGTTAGCGCAAGCACCAAACGATGCCGCATTTATTGACCTTGTTTCCACTTTATGTGTCTTTCTTACTGGTACTCTTTCAGGCATACTTTCTGCTAATGGTTTAAAATCCAAGCCGAAGGTTAAAGAAGAAGGAGAAACAAATGAGTCTAAATAAAGTAATTGAATTATGTGAGGCATCTGTCGGTTATACCGAAGGCGCAAATAACGATACAACATTTGGTAAATGGTTTGGATTAAACAACCAACCATGGTGCGCCATGTCTGCATCAAAGATGTATTTTGATGCTGGAATTATTAAATCAGTTGCTAATACCAGAAAAGGTTACGCATCTTGTGATGAATGGTTAAAGTATTTAACAAAAAACAATCAACTTGTACCGCTAGGACAAGCCAAAAGAGGCGACCTTGTATTCTTTCAATTTGATGAAGATGCACAACCAGACCATGTCGGTATTGTTAAATTTCACAACACAACATTAAAATATCTTCAAGTGTTTGAAGGTAACACTTCAAGCGGTAAATCAGGTAGTCAATCAAATGGTGATGGTTTCTATTTGAAAAAGCGTGATTACAAAACAATCATGGCAATTGCCAGACCAAAGGAGTAAAAATGGAAAAGAAACATCTTGAAATGCTTAAATCTGCACTACGTCACTTTGCGGTAACTGCGGTTGCGTTATATGCCGCTGGGGTAACTGACCTCAAAGCGCTTGCGTTTGCAACTGCGGCTGCTGTTGTTGGACCTGCTATTCGTGGCATTGACAAAAATGACCCTTCGTTTGGTCTAGTTGCAGATACCGTAGAAAATGCAATAATTGCGGCTGCTAGCAAAAGCAAGAAAAAAACTAAATAACGCTCAGCCTGTGGATGGGATTCTTGGGGAAGTTCCCATCCACGGACTAGGTGTGTTGTAACCTTCTACACGAGATTGAGTGCTACACTTTGCACTAGGAGGCACACGAATGGCACTATTTGACAAGTTGGAAGAAGCAAACGAATTAGTAAGACCCAAGTGCGCTTATCAATTCATGGTAGATAACATGAACGAAGCCGACCGCGCTGCTTTGCAAGGTGCATGGGATAAAGGTTATTCACAACGAGTTATTCTGCGAGCGCTTAGGGCTGATGGTTTTAAGACAAGCAACGAAGCGATTATGGCTCACCGAACAGGACAATGTAAATGTCCAAAAAATTAGAAAAAGTCCTAGATACGCGCCAAGAAGAATATGGCGATGCTATAAGCAATTTTACTAAGATTGGAATTATCTGGGGCGCGCTTTTAGATATTGCAAAAATTGAACCTTATCAAGTTGCGTTAATGATGGACGCATTAAAGACCGTTCGTTGTTTTGATAATCCTTTACATCAAGATTCTTGGTTTGACAAGCAGGGCTATACCCAGCACGGATTTGAGATTGCAGAATCGTATGAGCCTAGAAGATAAAATTGCTCAGGAGCAGGTTGCAGCCGACCCACAAATTGCAGAACTACGCAAGGCGCTTGTTAATACACAAAAACAATTACAAAAAGTAAAGCAACGCGGTGACGAAATCACAGATGCGGTATCTCGTGCGGTTTATGAAGCGATGCTTGCTATGGGTCAAGTTGCACCAGTTGAGTCGCCAAAATTACCTAAGTCGAAAGCAAAGGCTGAGGTTGCATTACTTCACGCTACAGATTGGCAAGGCGCAAAAGTAACTACAACTTATGATTCTGAGGTTATGAAGAAAAGAGTAATGGAGTTTGCGCATAAATCAGTAAAGATAACCGAAATTCACCGGCAAGACCACCCAGTTAATAACTGTGTAGTTATGTTTGGTGGAGATATGGTTGAAGGATTATTTAACTATCCTGCTCAACTGTGGGAAGTAGATTCAAGTTTGTTTGAGCAATATGTAACTGTGTCAAGACTTATGGTTGATTTTATTAGATACATTTTAACTAAGTTTGACAAAGTAACCGTAATTGCAGAGTGGGGCAATCACGGAAGAATTGGAAGCAAACGCGACCACGTTCCAAAGGGCGATAACTTTGACCGTATGTGTTACGAATTAGCAAGACAATTACTTGGCAATGAAAAAAGATTAACTTGGGAAGACTGCCCAGAAGATATTCAAAAGGTTGAAATAGGAAACTATCGTGCGTTGCTTATGCACGGAGACGAAGTTGGTCGTGCTGGATTTGCGTCACCTTCTGCTTGGCAAGCAGCAGGTAATCGCTGGAAGGCTGGAAGTTTTAAGTGGCACTTCCAAGATATTTACTTAGGTCACTATCACAGGTTTGCGCAAGAACCTATGTCAGACCAAACAGGAAGTATTTATTGGACTGGTTCTACTGAATCAGATAACAGATATGCAAGAGATTCTATGGCTGTAAGTGGTGTACCGTCACAACGACTTCATTTCATTGACCCAGTTAAGGGTAGAGTTACTGCGCAGTATCAAATTTGGTTAGACTAATCTTCTTCCTCATAGTCCTCACCGTAATCAGAAGTTATCAAACGCATATTGCTAATATCAACACCGTTCTCTTTTGCTACAGCCGCACCTTCTTTGAATAGATTCAATGTGCGTGTGCATAAATCGTCCATAGCATCTGGATAAACAAGTTCAGTGCTAAGTGTTACAACAAGACCGCCGCAACGGATTTCAATTTGGCTATATGACATACCGTAATGGTAATTGAGTTACAGGCTTACAAGTCAAATCAATTTGTATTTATTTTGTTACCGTTACTGGAAATGCGGCGGCATATTTTGCTTCCCTACCCTTTACCCTTCCCCGATTCCCCGCGACCGCGTACGGGGCTCATACGGGCGATTTCGACCCTATTTTGAGCGTATGACGCGCCTAGATTGAGCCTATTGGCGCTCGTAACGCTTTTACCTCTATATTGAGATAGTACGAACGAAAGGCACTCAGCGCAAGGGTATCGCCAAGGCGAGCAAAGCGGGAGAAAAAAGCCAAGAAAGGTTTAGCCACTACGGTGAACCGATTCAGAACATAAAGAATCCCAAGGGAATCTGAATCGGGTGACGGAAGCCTAACGCCAATCAAACTAAATAGAGAAGGCACGAAATCAGTTAGTCGTAACACGATTGATTTCAACACGTAGCCAGCCGACAAAGTAAAAGCCCACAAGTTGCCAGCAACTTTAGGTAGAAACAAACGGATTACTTTTACAAGTAACGGTTCTAAACAAAATAAAGCACCGCACGGTACCAAGTACCTATAGTCAAAAAGCGCGACGACCCGCAAGGCGAGCGATACAGACTTCACGACTTAGCGCAATGCAAATAAAAGTTAATAGAAGATGGCGAACCAGCCTTAACCAGTTACAAGAATCGAAACACCGCGGCACTAAAAGTCGCGGTGTCTAACAGTTAGGCGAACTGTTACTGACGAGAACAGCCAATTACAAAGGGAGATACAAAATGCAATCAAAACTAAACGCAGGTGACTTATACAGAATCAAAAGCGCGTTAATAGATTCACTTCCAAACAAAAAGCACGAAGAACTTGTATTAACAAATATCGCTATTGAAAAAGTATCAGAAATGCTAAACGAAATAATTGCTTGGTATCACGAAGAGTATTCAACAGATAAAGAAATGATAAACGATTTCGCAAAGGAAAACATCAACTAAATGACTACTAAAACAGGAAAGATAGAAACAACTTCAATCGAAGAAGCAATGTTACTGATTTACGCAATAGACCAAACAGAAGCAATACTAAAAATGTTAGAGAAGGGAACTAAGTAAATGACAACCAAAGGACAAATTCGTAGAGATTTTAAGCACGTTCGTTTCTTAATGCAAGAGGCAAATAAGATTCTAAAAAGCAAGGAAGAAGTTGATTGGACTAATGACGCTGATGCTTGCCAAATCGCACTAGAACTTAGCGCTTGCGCAAGTACGTTTCTTCAATACGTAACCGAACAACAAGAAAAGGGGTATAAGTAAATGACAATGACTAAAGCAGATTACGAATTAGTAGCACGTATCGTTAAATCACTACGTGACGTTAATCCAGAGTGCGACTCAATCGCAGACTCTATTACGTACCGATTTATAGGTGCGTTCGCTCACACTTATCCAAACTTCAAAGCAGATATTTTCAAAACTGCTTGCGGTACTGAGTAAAGGCGAAACACCCGCAAGGGTGTCTGGCGTTGAACGACGCTACTGATGAGCCTCATCAGAAATAACTAACAAAGGGAAAATAAAATGACTACAGAAAACACAACAACAGAGACAGTAGAACTAACACCAGCACAAATTGCAGAGAACTTTATCAAGGATAATTCTTTTGGTTCTCTTGTAGATGAGTTCGTAAATCATTACAACGCAATCGAATCTCTCAAAAAGCGTTTAGAGTATTCAGAACAAAGCGCTAATACATACCGCGCTAATTGGCGCAATGTTACAAATACAGTTGAAGAGTTTCTCAAAGAACATATCGTAGAGAACGATTCAGCCTCAGTAGAAGAACTAAAAGAACTTGCGGCACAACTTGACATCGAACTTACAAAGACAGTAACGGTTACTTTCACAGTTCAAGTAGAAGCAGAACTAACTGTTCCTCTTGATTTCGACGCAGACGATATCAATGACGGTGATTTTGATATTCGTATTGACTGGAACGGTAGTTACGACGAAGTTGAATGTGACGACCTATCTACTGAAGTAGATGACTTCAGTTCAGAAGAAAACTAAGGGAGAAAATAAATGCAAAGCAAAATAAATATGTTAGAGGTTGAAACTTCTATCACGCGACCAACACCGGATTCAATTCAAGTAAATGCTTGGATTGGCGATTTAGATTTAGGTCAACGCATATATCGCGGTACTACAGTCAAGAAAGCACTGCGTATGGCTACAGACTATATCCGTATCAACGGTTCACTTCAATAAACAAAGGGAGAAAATATGCAAACGTTTCTACCATATCCAGACTTTCGCCAAACCGCGCAAGTTCTCGATTACAAAAGGCTAGGCAAGCAACGCGTAGAAGCATTACAAATACTTAACGCTATGCGCGGAGAAACAAAAGGGTGGGTTAATCATCCTTGTACGGTTATGTGGCGCGATTACGAACAAGCGCTAATTCAATACGCAATAGTTATTTGCGAAGAGTGGATTGCGCGGGGATACAAAGACACTTTGTTGCCACGTTTTCAAGCACAAGTAACTACTACTAATCCAGAAATGCCTTTCTGGTTAGGCGATACCAAATTACATATCTCACATCAGTCTAACTTGGTCCGCAAGGATTCAAGTTTCTATAAGTTCCAAGTCAAAAACAATCTGCCGTACATCTGGTTCAGACAAGACGGCACTTACTACGAAGGAGAAAGAAAATGACACAAGAACCAAACTCATATATCACTATCCAGCCAAGCAGCCACTACCACAACGCTTGCTACAACGCGAATATGTGCAAGCCAGAACAATACTTAGTTATTGATTTCTATTCGTGGGTGTCTTGGTATAACGCGGCACGTCACCAACGCAACCCAATCGTTCCAACTCCTTACTTCTGCGGCGATACATACGAAGCCGCACTTAAAGTTTGTAAAGAGTTAAACGAATCCGCAGAGGCGGTAAGAAAGTGAGTTGGCACGGCTCAGGAGTCAATTCAGTTGTAGTCGTAATGGATTTCGATTGCGAAGAATGTGAATCTTGTATAGACGAAGGCTTGCCAAAATGTGACGGCGCTTGGTCCGACGATATTCATACAGACGACCGTGGCTCAATAGATGGTTCAGAAACAAAGTGTCCGAAATGCGGGCATCTTAAAACAATAAAGGGGTAAATAAATGAGCAAAAATATATGGCCACAAGAACAAATAGAAGCACAAAAGGTAGCAGTTCAAGAGATAAAAACATCTCCTTGTCAATGTTTAATTTATCACCCAGTAGGAAGTGAGTGGGTTCGCTTCTATAAAGAGTGGATAATACAAGGCAAAAATGTTGGATTGTTATTAATGCAGTTGTTTGGAAACTGTCCAAACAAACAAAATATCGAAGGGATAAACAAATAATGGCACATGCACTAGAGCAGTTTGAAGATGGCACAACAGCCTTCTTTTCAGCAAGAGAAGTTGCTTGGCACAAGTTAGGTACGGTTACAACTGGAGCGCTATCTGCACAGGAAGCACTTCAAACAGCGTACTTAGATTGGCAAGTATTGAAATCAGAAAAACCTGTTGGCGTTCACCTTGTTGATGATAATGGCAAGGAGATTGACCAATACATTTCTTCAACCGATAAGTTTATGACTTATCGTTACAATCCAAAGACTTTAATTCCAGAAGCGCTTGGAGTAGTTGGTTCACGATATACACCAGTTCAAAATTCAGAAGCCTTCTCTTTTCTGAATGATATTGCTGACGAATCTGGTGCTGTATTTGAAACTGCGGGAAGTATTAACAATGGTCGTAAAGTTTTTATGACTATGAAAATGCCCGAAGGGTTAAACGTTGGTGGTATTGACCCAATCAACCTTTATCTAATGGCTTGGAACACACACGATGGTTCAAGTTCCTTTCAGATAATGGTTACACCTATCCGTGTTGTATGTCAGAACACTTTATCAATGGCTATCAAGCAAGCAGAAAGTAATTTTTCTTGGCGCCATACACCAAAGGTAGGAAATAAAGTTCAACTCGCAAGAGAAACTTTAGGAATCACTTTCAAGTACGTGGAAGAGTTTGAGAAAGAAGCAGAAAAACTTCTCGCTCAATCTATGACGGATAAGCAATTCACAACGTTAATAGAAACGCTTGTACCGATTGACGAAGATTCTGACCGTACTCGCAACCTTGCGGAAACCGCACGGGGAACGCTAATGGGATTATGGAAAGCGCCAACACAGGCAAATATCGCAAATACAAAGTGGGCGGCATACAACACAATCGTTGAGTATGCGGATTGGGCAAAGCCAGTTCGCTCAACAAACCCAGATGTTGCTCGCGCAGAAAAGATAGTAACAGGGCTAGGCGATAGGTTTAAGAATAAGGCGCTTAACCTAATCTCATAACGCTACAAAAAGTTTCGGTGCGCGGTTCAGTAGGCAGACCGCGCACCGATTCTCATAATCTTATGAAATAAAAGTAAAAATAAAATCTAACTTCGTGTAAAATAACCTATGGAGGAAACCCAAAAATGATTATCTATTTACTTTGTATCACCTACGCTATTTTCTTTGGCGCTTTAGTTGCTTGGCTTAATCAAGCAAACGGTAATCCAGCAAACCTAACTCTACGCGGCAGACGTGTTGTATTCGTTGTCGCAATTATTATCGGGTTTGTTTTGGCATATATCACATTCAATATAAATGTTAATTGCGATTTACGACAAGGCGCTACAACTGCTTGCGTAATCAGTTGGCTCTAATCCCTAAACACCTAACAGAAAGAAGGCAAAGCAAATGGCAACACAAGTAAAGGTAGTAGTGAACGTTAATGTTCCTACGCCAAAACCATCGCTAGAAAAGCAAAACAAAACCGAACAAAACGAAACGTTGCGCGAACTCGCAACGGATTTAGTAACAGATGCACTAACAATGGCAGAACTAAAACCAGAAGTTCTACGTGTCCGACTAACAAAGGGAGATAAATAAATGACTAATGCAATACTAAAAGTTAATCAGGAGCAAACTTGGTGGGCTGACACCCAACTTGCCGCACTAAAGCAAATTGGATTAGCAGATGCACCTAAAGCAGAACTTGCTGTCTTTCTACACTACGCACAACGCACAGGGCTTGACCCATTCGCACGGCAACTTTACATGATTGCGAGAGGTGGCAAATATACAATCCAAGCAAGTATTGACGGACTTCGCATTATCGCTAATCGTTCTGACAAATACGCAGGACAAGTTGGTCCACATTGGTGCGGACAAGACGGCGAATGGATTGACGTTTGGTTAGAAACCACACCGCCAGTTGCGGCGCGTGTAGGCGTTATGCACAAAGACTTTCGTGAGCCTTTGTACGCAGTTGCCAAGTTCGATTCGTACGCAGTTCCTAATAATCCTATCTGGAAAAAAATGCCTGACGTTATGTTGGCAAAGTGCGCCGAATCCCTAGCACTACGCAAGGCGTTCCCTAACGACTTGTCAGGTATCTATACCGCAGAAGAAATGGCTCAGGCAGACGTACAACCAGTTCAAGCGGTACGAGAAGTTGTACCGACTTCAACTGAAACGGTTTCTATTCCAGAAAAAGTAATAGCAACTGTTCCTGCCGCTACACCGGAAATGGTTCAAGTATTACAAGATGCGTTCTCCGAAATTATGGGAGTGAACGATATTGAAACGCTAAGAACTTTGTATGCGTCTTGTAAAGAGTTACTTGATATTGAGTTTCCTAACGGCGAAGGTGAAGGTGTAACTACTTTACGTGCGCAGTTTAATATCGCAAGAGAAGTGTTAGTGTAATGAGTAACGCTTTTTTATTAGAGTTTGATTTCTTATCACGCGAACCGCGACCTGCTGAAAAGTTTGAGGAGTTTCACAGACTTAATCCGCAGGTGGCGCTCGCGCTAGAAAATATGGCAGCAGATTTAATCTTGCGTGGTCGCAAGCGTGTAGGAATTAAGATGCTTATGGAAGTTCTACGTTGGAACTACCAGATGAAAACTGAAGACCCTAATTCAGATTTCAAGATAAATAATAACTATGCGCCGTATTACTCGCGTTTGCTAATTGAACGTCACCCAGATTGGGTAGATGTATTTGAACTACGACAATTAAGGAGTGCATAATGACAAATGAAATAACTGAGCAAGAGTGGGTATCTTTACTACAACGTATTTATACAAGCGATTCTAACAATCGCGTTTCTTCTACAAAGGTAACATTAAAAAAATCGAACTTTGTAAATGACGATTCGATTATTGCTATCCCGTTAGATAAGTTAAAAGAGTTACACGACAATTTAATTTTTAACGGTTTTACCGATACAGAGGCATTAGTAATTACAGCACAGGTAGCCGCAAATGCCAGAACAACAATTTAGATGTTGGTATTGCGCACAATGGAAAGAACACGACATAGACCGTTGTGGTTTATGCGGGAACTCAGGAAGGGAAAAGCCTAATGGTCACACCTCAGGGTATAGAAAACCGATTAGTGGCACTAAGCAAGGAAGTAGATGAATCGCATGCATTCTTAGAGCAATCAGAAATGGCTTATCACAAAGCAAAAACTGATTACGAAATAGGAATGGCAACCTCACGTTTATCGTTTGCCGCAGAGAAGTTACGTGTGCAAGACGTACAAGACATAGCGTTAAGAGATAACGCACACCTGTATCGCTTGCTAAATTCTTCTGAGGCAACTGTGAAAGCGGCAAGGGCCAACGCTACGCGAATCAGAACGCAAGTTGATATCGCTCGTTCCATAGGTACGTCAGTACGCGCTTCATTAGAAATGTAACTACTATCTAAAGGGATAAAAAATGGAAATAGAAGAACTGTTAATGAAGGCGCTTACAGCGCACGAAAAAAGCAAGCCACGTTCACAGCAAGTTAAGTTAGGACCATCTTCAATTGGCGGTTGCCGTAGAAAAGTTTGGTTTACACTACAAGGAGAAGAAAAAACAAATCCGACTATCAAACTTCCAGCGTTAATGGGTACGGCTATTCATACCCTTATTGAAACCGCTATAAGCAAAATGGATTGGGATAAGGAATATCAACTAGAACGCGAAGTGTCGTTTGGGGATTTAATGGGTCACATCGACTTGTACATTCCAAGTATCGGCGCTGTAGTAGATTGGAAAACTACTAAGAAAGCGGGGCTAAAAGATTTTCCAAAAACACAACAGCGCTGGCAAGTACAACTTTACGGTTACTTGTTAAGCAAAAACGGAGAAGCAGTCAAGACGGTATCTCTAGTTGGTATTCCTAGAGACGGAGATGAACGAGATATCAAAGTTCATACCGAACCGTATGACGAAGCGATTGCTTTAGAAGCGCTCGCTTGGTTAGAAGATGTAAAAGGTCGCACGGAGATTCCAGAACCAGAAAACTATGCGAACTTTTGTAGTCTTTATTGTTCCTACTATGGCGACAAGTGCGCAGGTAAAGGCAGAGGCAGATGACTTGGATAAAAATAGATGACTCGTTTCCAGACCACCCAAAGATTATTAGTTTGAGCGATTTAGCGTTCAGATTGCATATACACGCACTCTGTTATTGCGGAAAGTTTTTAACTGATGGTTTTATATCTTACCAATGGGTCAATATGAGATTACGGGATGATGAAGCAATCGAAAAACCTACAGACGAATTGGAAGAAATGGGTTTGTGGATACGTGAGGAAAAAGGTTGGCAAATTCACGATTATTTAACTCATCAAACAAGTAAAGAACAAGTAGCGGTGAAGCGTGCAAGTCTCAGAGAAAGGCAAAAGCGTTATCGAGAGAAACACGCAGTATCAGATAACAACGCTGAACCAGTTGATGATTATTGGAATAACGCGTTAATAACACGACCAGAATACAGAATACAGAATACAGAAGACAGAATACAGAACACAGAAGTAACTACATCCACGAGTACAAATTTAGAAATCGTTAAAACCGATAATGATTCTGAAATCCTGTTTATAGGGGAAGAAAAAAGCGCCAAAGCCGATTCTAGCGGTCTTGCCATTACGAGCCTTCAAAAGCCGATTGCCGAGACTTTTACCCCTGTTCCCTACCTTACACCTAGCCCTAGAGTTAAAAGCGCCGCAAAAGCCGTTGAGCGGGTTTCTTTACGCCTAGAGGAAGCGCGGAAAAACGGAATCAACGCTTGGAACCTCTCGCGCCTAATCGAAGACGAATGGGATGTATTACATAACGCTAACGATAATGGCGGGTGTATCGCCCTTACAGTGTGGTACGTATCAGAACTTCAATCGCGCGAACTATCGTCAAGCGACATAGCGCGAATAGGTCAAATGACAAAACGGTTTGGTCGGATTGCCTTATTAGCGATTGACGAAGCGGCAACTAAAGACTTAAACGATTTAGTGAGTTATGCATTTCGCATAGCACAAAACCTATACAAAGAGAAAGCGGAAAGGTAATGAAACTATTTTGCAAAGAAGATAACCATTGGGCAATCGTGGACGGTCGTTTGATATTAAAGACTGCCGAAGGTCGTGATATGGATACACCTAAGAGAATGATTAAAGTGTTAGAAGCGCAAATTCGCTTACAGATTTACGACGAAATATGCGCCCTGCAATTAACAGATAACCGCAAAGCATTAATGAAATCAGGAATTGAAAACATAGCCTTAACAGTTCAAAGCATTTGCGCAGATGTGGCGTTAGGAGAAAAAAAATGAGCGACAATTACGATTTAATCCAAAGGCTATTGGGTTATCTTGAAAGGATTCGCTGGAAAGATGAACCTATGAACGACTTGTCTTTTGCTTGGAAAGAAGGATATGAAACCGCAATAGATAACGCTATGAACGAGATACGAAGGGAGTTGTAATGAATTGTAAAAAAGAGTTTTGCCCTTGCGACCATACAGACCCTTGCGACGCAGGTTGGATACCTGTAACACAAGTTGAGATAGTGCTAAAAACTTTACGTGATGGCACTACTAAACAAATAGAACAGGTGTATAATTCTTTTACGTTTTGTCCTACGTGCGACCCTGAAAGAGCGCACATTGTTGCTACATCAAACAGTCCAGAAGAACGTAATAAGAGACTCGCAAGCCGCAGTAAATACAAGGTAGCGGAAAATTACGACATAGAAAATGCGAGCAGAACCCGAACTCTGTAAGGAGTGTCGAAAATGGTAAACAAAAATAAAATAAACGGATTACTAATAGCCGTGTTGCTATTAGTAGTTGTAAGTCCTGCGCAAGCGCAAGCACCCTTGCTGACTGAAACTAAAAGGTTGCACGTGTTAGCGTTACAAGAACCAAAGCAATACGCGGCAATAAAGATAAAAGATTATGGTTGGAACGTGATTGAGTTCAAATGTCTATCGCAATTATGGGGCAAAGAATCAGGCTGGAATTACAAAGCAGATAACCCGACGAGCAGCGCTTATGGAATTGCTCAAATGTTGAAAGAAAAAGCAAAGCATCCAAAACCGCAAATTGACAAAGGGTTACGATACATTAAGCACCGTTATGATAAACCGTGCAACGCGTGGAAATACTGGCAACGACATAAATGGTATTAGCGCGCACTTTTTTGTAGCAGGTAAACCTGTTCCGCAAGGTTCATTAAAATTTATTAATGGTCATGCAATCCACGTCAGAGCCCAAGACTTAGCGTTATGGCGAGCCGATATTGCTAACAGCGCCCGTGCAACTGGTATTAGTAAAGCGGAAGGTTCAGTTGAAATAACACTAACTTTTGTAATGCTGAAACCTAAAAGTGTTAAGAGAACAGAACCTTTCGTGCGTCCTGATTTAGATAAGTTGATTCGTGCCGTGCTTGACGGATTAACAGATGTAGCATATTTAGATGATTGTCAGGTAACTAAAGTTACTGCTACAAAAACATATGGCGAAAATCAAGGCGTTTGGATTCGTATAACTGACAAAGAAAAACTAAACTCAATCCTTGCTGACGCTGAAAGAATAATTGACGTCAATACCAATTAAACCGTCTGCATAATTTATGGAGGTTTCAAATGTCGCTGACAAAAGAGTTACGCGAATTGGTTCTTGCACGAGCAGAAGGCTACTGCGAATTTTGCGGTAATGGCTTATCAGAAACGTTTGCATTACATCATAGAAAACTAAAATCGCGTGGCGGCAAAGACACTATTGATAATTTGATAGCAGTACATCACGGTTGTCATAACGGTAATACAAACGCAATACATTTTAATATAGCGTTATCAGAATCCACCGGACATATTGTTCCGACACACGCTATTCCAAGTGAATATCCACTAACACTTGCTAACGGTTCTACTGTTACACTCACCAAAGAAGGAACATATAACTACTTGGAAAGGAAAGAAGGCTATGGCTGGTGAGGCAATAGTAACTGTTCAGGGAAACCTTGGGGCAGATGCAGAATTACGATTAACACCAAACGGAAAAACAGTTACTTCATTTTCTGTTGGTAACACACCGCGTATTCAAAAGAACAACGAATGGATTGATGGCGAGACTGTATGGTTTCGTTGTTTTGTCTGGGGTAAAGATGCAACAGGCGCAGCAAACGAATTGCGCAAAGGTTCACGCGTATTTGTTACAGGACGATTTAGTCTAGATAACTATATTGACAAAGAAGGTAAAGAGCGCAAAACGTTACAAATTAACGTGGACAATTACGGAATTACACCACGTAATGTTGTAGCAGAATTACCTATTGTTAATCCAAATATTATTATTGAAGACCCAGTAGATGATATTTGGGGATAAGGAAAACTTATGAATTCACAAGAAGATATAATAGATTCTCTTACGGTTTGCGAAATTCTTGGCATATCAAAAACAAACTTACGCCAAATTGTATTTCGCAAACTACTAACACCTATTGGTAAATACAAACGCCGTTCTACATTCGACCGCGCACAGGTCGAAGCCCTGAAAGTTTCTCGCTCTGTTTCATCCCTTTAACAGAGTGAGTTAATGAGAGGTGCGTTATCCGTTCAATAGCGCACCTCTCCCTTAATAATTGGAAGGAAATAAATTGGAAATCAAAAAAGTATTAGTAAAAGATTTGACACTTGACCCAAATAATGCGCGCAGACATAGCGCTCGCAATTTAGAAGTTATTGCTAATTCACTAAAAGATTTTGGGCAACGCAAACCCATAGTAGTTACAGAAAGCGGATTAGTTGTTGCGGGTAATGGAACACTAGAAGCCGCAAGGAGTATTGGTTGGGAATCAATAGAAGTGACGTACGTACCTGCTTCTTGGACTCATGACCAAGTGAAGGCTTTTGCATTAGTAGATAACCGCGCCGCAGAATTGGCTGAGTGGGATACGACTATTTTGGCTGAACAATTAATGGATTTATCAGGCTTGTTTGATATTCAAACTTTTGGTTTCAATCCTTTAGAACAGCAACCAGAGGAAGAACAAGCGCCAGATGATTTCAAAGAGATAAGCACGGAAACATTAACAGATTATTGTTGCCCTAAGTGTTCTTATGAATGGAACGGTAAGCCAAGATAATGCACGCGACCGCTCCTGCTATTCGTGAATTAATGTTGGAATTATGTCAAACGCCAAAGAAAGTAACCGTGTTCTTATCGGCTGGTGTTGATAGTAACGCAATCCTTTGCGCGTTTTTGGAAAACGGAATCACACCAACAATTACTTCATTTTGTTTAGACGGAAAACCAAGTACAGATTTTCGTTCAGCGCAAGATACCGCTAAAAAAATTGGCGCAGACTTCTTGCCTGTGTTTCTTCCAACTGATTTAGATGTATTGGTTGCTGACTTGAAATATATGATTGGTAATTTGTATTTGAAAAAGAAGGCTGAACTTGAAGCGTTTTGGCCGTGTTATTACGCAATCAAAACAGCGCACGAGAACGGATTACGCGCAGTTGCTACAGGGCTGACTGCTGGCGGATTATTTGGAGATGACCGTAACTGTTCTATTCGTGGCGCCGGTGAAGATGGTAATGACCCGACTTGGCTTGAAGAGTTACGAGAAGAAAAGTTTGCAAAACCAACCTACGGGCAACGCTTGGCTTGGAACGTTGCTATGGGTGAACGTTTAATGGAAGAACTGTCACCGTTTCGTGACGCAAGATTTAGAGAGATTTTGAAAGGTCATTCTTGGCAAAGTTGTAACAAGCCTACACAGAAACAACCTTTACGTGACGCGTTTCCTGAGATGAATAGATTCAAAATCAAAAAGCACTCAAACTTGCAACTAGGCGATAGTGGTATTTCTGATTTATTCTCGCAACTTATTGACCACCCAATCAACACTACAGGCGCGTTATCTGTAGTTGGTATTTACAATTCAATAGCAAGGGAGATACAAAATGCCTAAAGATGAAGTTGTGGCTGGCAACAAATGGGAGTTCAACGAAGCGGTTACAGAAGTGTTTGACGATATGTTGTCACGTTCTATTCCTGATTATGAGGGTATGCGTAGAACAACTACTGAACTTGCTTTGCGATTTGCGCAAAAAGGCACGGACATTATTGATTTAGGATGCTCTCGCGGGGCTGCATTAAAACCAATTATCAAAGCGCT